CCCAGCGTGGCAAATACTTCTGGCTTCCGCAGGTGTCGCATTCGGCCCAGCCATAAGGGAATACGTGACCGTTGCTGCACACAAGGCGGGGCTTCACATAGCTGCCCAATTCCAGCTTTGGCGCGCCGTGCGTCATCCACAGCCCGGTCCCCTTGCTTGCGTCGTCGCCAAAGTCGAACGGGTTAATTACCTGATCCGGGGGGCGGATTGCCGTATTGATAAATGAAGTTGCCGGGTTCTCTTTCACGTTCGGGAATGGCAGCGCGTCCAGCCTGCGAAAGTTATCCAGCTCAATCTCCCGCTGCGCCCGCCGGGCTGCGCCGGTCAGTGTTGCGGCCTTCACGCGCTGGTGATAGCCGACGCCAGGGTAACGATCAAAATCAGGATCAAGGAACGCCCACGCGCCGGAAGTGGTGAGGACCGTACACATGGGATGGAAGATGCCGAAGTCCCAGCCCCCCATTGCGATGGCCTCCCAAATATCCATCTGGAAATGCTTGCCTTCGGCGGGCAACAAGTCGCACGTCCACACGTCATGCCCGTGCGCCTCAAACGCGGCCTGGGTGAGCTTGCACCGCGTGTAACCCAGCAGCACCTTAGCCACAGGATTCCCCCACACCGTCTGCGGCTTGCTGGAGGGCGGTGGCCGATTCAAGGGATGAGCATGTTTCGCAGTTGTCCGGCCAGTCAGATTTAGGGATTAGTTCACCGCAGCCGAGGCAATAAACCAATTCCTTCGCCCGGACTATTCGCTCCAGCTCTGAATCAATCTGATCGTCAAGCTTTCCTGGCGCCCAAGATTCACCGTTTATATAGACCTCAACAGAGGCGGCAGGAGCGGCATGGGTGCCGTTGTTTTCACGGAGAAGCCGATACCGCGCCGCATCCTTGGCATCCCCATCTGCGATCAGAGGGGTGGCAAGGCATTTGTCGATCCGCGCCAGATCGGTTTCGAGCATCTCAATATTGGAGCAATGCTCGTAACCTTTGAATTTCTCACGCTCATCGTTGAGTGCCGCAGCAACGTAGTCACGCATTTCGGCCAGCAAGGTGATGGCACTCTCAGGCACCCCGTTCACTTCGACTCTCCTGGGGTGGGTGGGAACTTGGCGAGGGCTGCGGTCAACCTTTGACGTAACGCAAAACCAATATCTTTTCGCTCAACGGTGTAACGCGCCGCCTCGATCAACTCCACCACCTCCCCACTCAGCGGGGCGCGGGGCGGCGGGGCGGTGAGGTAGTGGCAGAGAACGTGTAGGTTGGCCGGAGAGCAAAGCGCGATCAGCTCAGCATCAGCGCGTGGCAGGTTGTTTGCCACATTCAGCGTAAGTGCGTCGTACCACTCATCCCCGCCAATCTCTTCGCTACGGCGAGCAACAGCCTCGATGGCTGCGTTGAACTTAGCCAACAGCTCCAAAACCCCGGGGGGCGTGTTCATGCGGTCTTCTCCAGTTCGGCTAAGAGGGCGTCGGCGTGTTCAACTGCCCACTTCGGATATTTGGAAAGGTCATCCCACCCAAGCCGTTTCATATCGTTGGAAAGTGAGGCGTTCGACAGAATTGCTTGCATCGCCAACCCAGCGTAGTGGTGGCGCAGGGTGATGCCGGTCGGGCCAGAAGAACCAAGTGACGCCTTAGTTGTGTACCCATACACCGGGTGATCCACAAGCTCATCTGCGGCTGACGGATAAACCGGGCTTTCGCCAAGCTTCGTGTTCATGCGGTCTTCTCCAAAAATGTGCAATCAGAAATATCCACGTTACGAACCCATGGCGCTACGGCGATAGCTGGCTCATCAGGGCTTATATAGAACGTGTTCGCTTCAATTTGTATTCCGTCTATCGTCACCGTCATTTGAGCCTTGCCGTTCGGCTGCATGAATTTTGAAACGAAGTTAGCAGTCGCATTAACATCCACCGCGTTGAGCTTGATGAGAATCCATCTGCGTATGCGCTGGCGAATTGTGCGATTGGGGCGCCACGTTCCATTAATAAGCGTGGTCATGCGGGGGTTCCTTGGCAGCGGGCGAGGATGGCAACGGACGCCAATCGCCGTCTTCTTTGTTGCCGAAGCTAAGGCCAGGGTGATAGGTCAATTCAACGGTGTACCTATCTTCGCTACGCCCAGCCTGTACCCATGCAAGCGGATGGCAAACCTCACCGAACTCGCGCTTTCCTACCATGCGATACAGCATCGGTGTGACGCCATCGTCGTGCAAACCGTTGTATTCGATGTTGTCGCCCTTGTAGAGAAAAAAGCAGCGCTCGCCGATCTTCACGCCAAGTTCGCCAATGTCGTTGACGATCCATTGCGGCTCAACATCAGCCCCGCGATCCCCCACCGTGAAGTCAGCGCCTTGGGGGTGGATGGTTTTGTTCATGCTGCTAGTAATCCAAGTTGTACAACGTGGTCAGGACCCCACCAGGTGACTGCAGGGCGGCCGCTGATTGAGCAACGACGCATATCCCCGCGTTTCACGGTTCCTTTGCGCTCGCATTCGCTCAGACGGCGCGCGAGGACGTAGCGGTCCATGGTCGATTTGCTGGACAGTTCCAGGCTGGTCAGGCCGGGATAGCTGCGAACTGCGGTTGCGGTCATTGCCTGCTGTGCGGCCTGCAAACCCGACATGGCGATGTCCTCAGCAGCGATGTGAGATGAGAGTGGATCTGTGGATCGTGCGGGCAGATACATCACGTTCTCCGGTTAAAGGTGGCGCCAGCCAGGTTCCTGCGCAGGGGAGTTACAGGTGCGTCCTGGCGGGCGCCGGTGAGCTAAATCGATACGGTTGCGTCATCGAGCACGTCTGCCAGTGCAGGTGCCGGTGTCTTGTAGGTGTTTTTGCTGTTGCCGATGATTTCCATCCAGGCAGCGACCTTGGTTTCCAGCAAGGTCACGCGCTCTTCCATTTGCTCGGCGTGCTCGGGCAGCAGTTCGCACGGCAGGATCAGGCCGCCGGGTTGCGGGTGGTACATGGCGAAGTCTTGCCATTCCAGTTGGCCAACCCACATGCCCCAGCGCGTCTGCCAGCGGTATTCGGCCGGCACCAACTGCTGTTTCATGCAAGACATCCATGCCTTGTGCAGCGGACACTTGATTTCGACCGCGCCATCACCGACCAAGCCATCGGGAGACCAGCCCACCGTCGGCAGCGTGGCGTGCACCACGAACCCGACCTGTTCTATGGCGACCTCCTGATCCTGTTCGTACCAGCGACGTGCCTCGGCCTCCATGACCGTGCCGCGCTCCATTGCATCGGACTGAAAGCCGTTGTCGATCGGTCCGAACACGCGCTCCCATGCGATATCCTGGATAAGCGAGGACAGGCCGCTGGTATCCAAACCGCCCATGATCGTGGCGGCCTTGGATGCGCTCCACTTGCCCGCCTTGATGGCGTGCCACTCCGGGGAGTGCTGCTGGAACTCGCGATGGATGATTGGAGCGTCCATCAGAACGGAATGTCGTCGTCGACGAAATCGTTGTTCGCCGGCTGGCCCTGCGCCGCCTTCTGCACGCGAGCCGTTGCCGGAGTCCCGCTCCGAAGTGGCTTGATCTTGTTGCGCTCAAACCATTCCAGATAGCGGTCCAGCGCCTTGGCCACTTCGGACTGCCCCAGCACTTCATCGGCCATGCGGCGCGATTCGGCATCGAACGGGGCGCCGATGATCATCCGCGTCTTGATTTCTCCGCGGTTGTTCTCGTATTCCTCGCCCTGCAGAACCAGGCCAATCCGTGGCCCGATCAGTGCAGGGTAGATTTCCTTGGACTTGACCACATCGGCCTGCTGATCGAAGTCGTACAGGGTCACATTGCCTTGCTTGCTTTCCAACTTGCGCAGGCGCATGCAAGCCATGATCGCGTTCAAGGTCTTGTACGAGGGCAACGGCTCGCCCTTGCCGTTGTGGGTATACAGCGAAAGAGGGCCAACCTCCTGGCTGGAGTCGGAAACGAAGATCAGGTTCACCGACTCGGTGCCGCGCTCGTTCTTTTCGTAGAACGCGGCGCGGAACTTGCCGGTGTACAGGCCCGGCTCGGTGATGCGCTTGCCGCCGGAGTTGGAATCTTTTGCGGCGGTGGTATCCAGATCAAAATTGCGGCTCATGGTCAGGCGGCCTTGTCGGTTGCGAGGGGAAGGGATTCGATTTCATAGAACTCGCAGATGCGCTCGTCCACGATTTTCAGATCGTTGGGAATGCGCTCTTCATCGAAGAGGCCCATGGGGGTTTTCACGGTGTCCAGCCCGTTGTTCCGCGTGCTGAACTCATGGCGCCCGTCGGTGACGATGGCGCGCAGGACGATGGAGACCAGTCCTTCCAGGACGATCTTCTCGTCCAGCATCTTGCCGATGGTCTTCATCTTGACCGTGCCCGAATCGTCTTCTTGGGAGTGCGAGAGCATGTAGATGCGCACGTCGTCAGGCAGCGCGGAGAGCATCGTGAAGACCTCCCAGCCGTGCTTGGCGATGTCGGTGAACTTGTCGAACCCGCGTTCGTCGCTGCGGCGCATCAGCTCATTGGCCAGCACGTACTGGAAGTCATCGATTACCACGACCTTGCGGCTGGTCTTGTTGGCGAGCTTGATGATGGTCTCGGCGTGGTCGGTGACGAAAATGTTGCCGTTCGGGCACTTCTCACGGTCGAAATACTTCCAGCCCTTGCCCTGGAAGGGCAGCGGCTTGCGCACGACCTGGATCAGCAGCGTGTTGGCTGGATCCATGTTGCGCAGGCTGGCGCTTTTCCCGGCGCCGGACTTGCCGAGGATCAGTGTTGCGGTACTCATTGGGTGGTCTCCTGTTGAAGTGCTTCGGTTGCTTCGCTATCGCTTGGCGGTGGAAACGGCGGGCGATATCCGCCGCGCGTCAGTTCGGACTGGCGAAAGGTGGCGAGGCGGATTGCCTCGCTGGGTATGTAGTCGGGCCGAAGCTCGTGCGGATTGGGACGCTCGATCACGGTCAGCCCCTCCATGCCGAGCACGCGGAGTAGAGCGACTCAGCGGCGTTCACAGGCTCTATGGCGAAGGCAAGAGCAAGTAGCGGGACGCCGACAATCGCGTAGCACGCGCACATCGCGGCCAGGTCCCACGGACCACGCACGCTGCAGTGCTTGAATGCGGCATCCCAGAACGCGCGCGACAGCTCGCTGCGCCAATCGTCGTGGCGGCTCATGCTGCGATGCTCCGCAGCCAAGCAACCGTCTCGGCGCTCAGGTCATAGGGCGTGTCGCTCGGCAAGTCCACCGGCTTCCGCATGCGCTGCAGGGCTGCGCGATAGGCCTTGCGACGAAGCTCCCAGGCTGGGCCTACCTGCGTACCCTTGAGCATCGACTGGCGCGTCTGCTGCAGCACGACAAGAGGGTCGTAGCCATCGGCGTAGAGCGCGAAGCCCAAGGATTGGCTGATGGCGTTCATGCCGCCGCCGCTTCTAGCAGCTTGTCCAGCAATTCCTTGAACTCGGATTCGCAGGGCTGATGTTCATCGGTGATTGGCTCCCAAAGATAGAGCCTGCTGCTGCAGTCTTTGCCATCACTGCTGATGGTGCAGTCGCTGTCCGCGGCAAAAAACTTCCCGTCCCACGAAAGGTCTCCCTTTCGGAAACTACCGATAGAAGTTATTCGCCCTTCGCGCCCAATGCCCAGTGGTGGAGAATGTTCAGAACGCACCTTCTTGACGCGCTGCCCAACAAAGAACCGGCTCACGCTGACACCCGGCGGTGGAAGTAGCGAACCGCGCCGTAGGCGTTGTCACGGCGGTCCACTGCGCGCAAGGCACCACTCAGCGTCTTGGCGTGGGCTACGACCTTTCCAGTGCGGCGATCGACAATCTCGTAGTTGTTCACTTAGCACCCCTGCTAGGCCCGGAACTCCCGGGGACAGGGGTAGACTATGCGCAGCGCGTAGTATGTGTCAATGCGTAATGCGTAGTTTACTCGCCGATACGCATAGAATCCGACGAGCGGTAGTTATCCACAGGGAGAAAAATCGGAATTACCTTCGGCGGTCGGGCCGCGATTCCTCGAACTGATCGCCCGGATTTGGTTCAGATTGCGGCTGCAGTTGGTAGGCGCCGGCATAGTTGCTGGCAATCATGTGGATAGCACCAAACGCATTGAGCAGGCAGCAGGCAACCAGGAAATTGCGGGTTAACTTTTCGTCTGCCCGCCATGCTGCAAAGCCGAGGCCGATTGCGAGCAGGACGAGAACGAAGGCCATGACTATCGCGTGGTCGGATAGTTGGGATCGTACTTACACAACTTCGCACGCTGGCCTTTGCCACAGATGACTTCCAGGCGCCATTCCGCCATGCCAACACGCTCTTCAAGCGCGTGGGCCGCCTTCTGCGCGCTGTAGGATGCCACTAGGAAATAGGCGTTTAATGCCATTAAAACCAGCACCAGCGCCCACAATGCGTGTGTTCCTTTTTGCATCGTCAAAGGCCCTTCATGGAGCGAACAAACACCAGCAATGCCTCCCGCTGCTGCTCGCTCAGTCCTTTCATCTCGCGAACGACCATTGAATCCAGCGGTCCTTCGGCTATCTCTATCTCACTCCCTGTCATGGAATTCATATCGGTTTGCAACACGTCGCACAACGCTTTCAGGTGTTCCATGTTGCGCACCCCTCGGCTCCCATTGAACCATCCATACACAGTGGACTCGGCGACCTGAACCCCACGGAGCGAAAGTGCGGCGTGGACCTGGGGAACGGTGAGATCGAGACGTTCTCTCAGGTTGTTGAGATTATGTGATATCTGGCTCATTGGGTGAGACCTGGCGGGGGAATCCAGCCTATCGACCCCTCTTGCATAGTGGCTACGCGTGGCGCATAGTCCGCACCTACGCATAGCGCAGAGTGCCGCCAATGGATGCCAGAGCCGTCTGGGACAACTACGTAGAACGCAACGGCGGTGCCCCTGGGGTCGCTGTCCGGTTGGACGTTCCCTATTCGACCATCGCCGGGATCTGCAACGGCAGCCGCGGCATTGGCAAAAATTTGGCCAAGCGCATGGCAAGCAAGGACCCATTGCTGGACGAGAACGTCCTGATCTGGGTTACGGCTGAAAAGAAGACCGCTTAACAAAATGGCTGCCTTGCAAAAGGTGGCCTTTTATTTCGCCTGAAAGACGACCTTCCACGCTATTCCATTCGGTAGAAAGACATGGGAAACCAGCTGAATTTAAGGGTAAAACGACCGCAGCGCGCCATTCCGCAAGGGGAGTGGAGTTGGCCCACCGAGGCTGCGGCTATTGCATCGATGATCTCGCTGAGCGGGCTGAAGGAAAAGGCTGTCGCCATCGAAGCAGAGATCGACGCCAGTACCCTGGCGAAGGTCAAGCAGGGCACCGCGCGCCCCTCCGAAGATCACCTTGACCGGATGATGGATGCCACGGGCAGCGAGGCGTGGCTGTACTACTGGCTGGTCAAGCGCGGCTACGACCCGAACAGCCTGCGCCGCTTCGAGAACGACGTGGAGCGCGAGAACCGCGAGTTGAAGGAACGCTTGGCCCAGGCCGAGCACGACAACCTGGTGCTGGTGCGGGCGTTCCGCGGGCAAGTGGCATGAAAGGCCGCCCCCAACTAAAGCCAGGCCAGGCCCAAAAGGCGCGCGAGGCCATGCAGGCGCTGTACGGCCCGGCACATACGTATGAATCCCTGGCGAAATACGACCAGGAGCGCATCGCCGAAATGGCCCGGGCCGAAGAACGTAGGCGGGCAAAGCAGGGCAAGCCTGCGTGAGCGGCATCGACGTCCTGCTGTCGCGGCTGGAGCATATCCAGAAGAGCGGGAAGGGCTGGCGAACCGCGTGTCCCTCCTGCGGCGGGCGCTCGCGCAAGCTTTCGGTCAGTGAATCCGACGACGGACGCGTGCTGCTGCACTGCTTCGGCGGCTGTGACGCCGCCACGGTTGTTGGCGCCGCCGGCCTGACCTTGGGCGATCTGTTCCCCGAACGGCTCGCCGCTGATACGCCCGAGGATCGCAAGCGCCGGCAACGACTGGCACGGGAGGCGCAATGGGGCTCAGCCCTAGAAGCCCTGGCCTTGGAGGCCGCGGTGGTACTGATGGCTGCCAAGCAGCTACAGAAGGGGCTACAGCTCAGCGACGAAGACGCCTTGCGCTTCCTGCAGGCCACCAAACGCATCGATGACTGCCGGTCCGTCCTGCGCGATGCGCCGCGGTTCAAACCGCAGGAGCGGGCCGCGTGACGCCACCTTCGCTCGAAGAGCTGGCCCTGCGCGAGCTGGAGGCCAACGCCGATCCGCGCGACGTGGAACTGGCGGAGTCGTATCTGCCTAAGAACGAGCGCGAGTTCACGCCGCTGCGGGCAGGTGACGGGCCCGGCGCTGCGCCGGTCAAGCAAGGCTCAGCGAGCGGCGCCGTGCTGTTCCGCTTCATTCCGGCCTGCGAGTACCTAACGCCACCAGATCCGCCGAACTGGGCCATCGACGGCATCGCCGAGGTCGATTCACTGTGCCAGCTCTTCGGTGATCCTGAGGCTGGCAAGTCGTTTATGGCCATCGACTGGGCCTGCTGCGTAGCCACCGGCAAGGCGTGGAAGGGCAGGGAAGTCCAGCAAGGGCCTGTGCTTTACATCAATGGCGAGGGACGCAACGGGTTCAACCGCCGGCTCAATGCCTGGCAGATTGCCAACCAGATGAAGCTGGGCGAGGCGCCGCTGCACATCTCCAGCACCAGCACCGCGCTGACCGATGCAATCTCCAAAGCAGAGCTGGAAGCGGTCGTGGCCGAGTTCATCCGGGAGCACGGGCATCCACTAATGATCGTCATCGACACCTTGGCCCGCAATTTCGGCCCTGGTGACGAAAACGAAACCCAGCATATGTCCGCCGCAGTCAACACCTTGGACGCGCTGCGCGAGATGACGCGGGCCTGGACGCTGGTGGTGCACCACTCCGGCCACGGCGACAAGGGCAGGGCCCGCGGCTCCATCGTGATGCGCGGCTCGGTCGACACGGAATACCGCATGGGCCGCATTACCCCGGACGGCGACACGATGCTGACCTCCAGCAAAATCAAGGACGGATCGCAGATCGCTCCGATGTCCTTCCGCTTCGCCGACGTCGAACTGGGCATCCAGGACCGGCACGGCAATGAGGTCAAGTCGGCGGTGCTCCTGCAGACCGCGGCGACAGCCCTCGAACCGGGCGCACCTCCCGAGCGCAAAGGCAAAGGCAAGAACCAGAGTGCCGCCCTGGGCCTGCTGGTGACCATGTACGGCCGCCGCCGGCTGAATCTCGCCAATGACTGCCGCGACCCCGACAGCGCTGCCGTCTCGATGACTGAATGGCGCGACGCCTGCCGCGAAGCAGGGCTGGAGCACAAGCGCATCAGTGAAGCCCTTAACTCTCTCATCGATGGCGGAAAGGTGGTCCAGAAGGGCGCCTATGTCTTCCTCACCAGCATCCCGGAGTAGCCCATGAGCTTGGTCCGAAATGGCGGTCCGAAACAGGTCCGAAACAGTCCGAAATGGGGTTCCGGCCAGTGGTCCGAAATAGAAGTCCGAAATGGGGGGCCTATAAGGCCCCCATTCGGACTAATTCGGACTGGCTCCGAAATCGGTCCGGATTCTGAGTCGGACAACGGCAAGGATTCACGTGGAGCAAGGGCGTTTCAGGAGAGGCGGTCGTGAGCCGCGGTTGGATGAATCTCCTCCGTGCCGCTGCCTTCATCGGCGGATTCCTGCTGGGCATGTGGATGTGGCCGCTATGACCACCCCCGACACATCGCGCACATGCGCGACCCCTCCCAACCCTCACTACCAACCCAGTCCTGCCCGCGTGCTACGCAACGGCTGGGTCGAGATCGACGGCGGACGACTCGCCGATGCAACACGGACTTCCAATCCTCCCCCGAAACCCCGGAGTTCCTGATGAGCTACGACCACATCCAACCCAGAACCCCCATCGACCCGGTGACCCGCATCACCGGCGTGATCTACAAGGGCAATACGGATCTTCCTCCGAGCGTGCGCGGGCATCTGTCGGACAAGCGCGACTGCGGGCTGTGTGGCGGTCGTGGCGTGTCTATCGGCGTCGTGTGCATTGGCTGCAAGGGCGTCGGGCAGGTGCCGCGATGAGGCCCGGGGTCAAGGCTGCCAATCACCGAGGGCAGGTGCTGGCGGCTCTGGAGACCGGAGCGGCTACGGCGCGCCAGCTTTCCGAGCGCACCGGTGTGGAACTGCACCACACGCGCCACATCCTGGGCGACCTGCTGGAAGTCGGCGTCGTACGGCGCACTGCCTGCGCGCCCAGCATGGGGCGTGGGCGCAGCTTTCGGTACGAGATAGCCGCATGATCACCGTCCTCCTCCCCCTGAAAACCGTCGCCGGCCTCAACGCCCGCGAGCACTGGCGCAAGCGCGCCAAGCGGGTCAAGGCCGAGCGTCTGACTGCGCGCCTGGCGCTGACCCCGCATCCCAAGCCGGAGCTGCCCTGCATCGTGCGCATGGTCCGCCTGTCACCCGGCACGCTCGACTCGGACAACCTGCAGGGCGCCGCCAAGGCCATCCGCGATGGCGTCGCCGACTGGCTTGGCATCCCCGACAACGACCCGCGCATCGATTGGCAGTACGGGCAGGAGCGGTGCAAGCGTGGGGAGTTTGGGGTGCGGGTGGAGGTGTCATGAACGCGCAGTGGCTGGTACAAAACCTACCCAACGATATCGACATCATCGGCGACATTGCCAGCCGCTTGTCGCGCCGCGTGGCTGAGCGGAACGAGGCCATAGCGCGCTGGGGCCTGCGGGTCTACATGAACACCGACTGGGACGCTAGACCCCTGTGGTTCCGCTGCGTCGAAGGTCCTCACCGTCCGGGCTTCATCACCGCTCCGCACTGCAAGCTCGTTCTGCGCTGGAGATGGACATGACCCCCACCGAAGCCCGCACCCAGCTCCAGAAGGCGCTCGATGCGGCACTGCCGCAGTGCTTTGTGCCGGTGAGTGCGCAGGCGTTGGCGGTGCTGCTGGAAGAAACTGAACCCCCGGAGGAACCCGATGCCCACGATTGACACCTTCGGCCCGTACGTCATTCGCCGCATGGACCACTGGGGCGACGAGTTCGCCCTGCATCGGGACTGCGAATACCTGGGGCACCAGTCCAAGAACCTGCTGCAGGTGCTGATCGAGCACCGCGGCATGCCGCCGCGGGCCACCGGCTACAAACCGCTGGAGACCGATGTCGATGCCCAGCAGATCGAGGACATCGTCGCCGAGATCAGCCGGCACAACCCCTGCATGGGCTGGGTGCTGCGGGGCTACTACTGCGGCCGAGGACGCCGCAAGAACGAGCGATGGGAGACCGCCAACTTGCTGCTGGCCAGCGCCAACCTGCCGATGCTGAGTGTCGATCAGTACATGGACATGGCCCGCCGCGGGGAGGAGCGCGTGTACGGGCTGCTGCTGGGGATCGCAAGGGCCGCGTGAAGGACTGGGAGGCACCACTTCACAACCCCTTGACAGGTGCCACCGGAAAGCATATTTTCCCGGCACGCTGGCAGAACTGCCTGCGAACGAGCCCTGGCCACAAGCCGGGGCTTTTCCGTTTCAGGGGATCCCCATGCTGCCCACCGCCAACCAAATCGAGGCGGCGGTCGGGTGTGCCCGTGCGATAGCTCAGGCCATCGCCGAGCCGATGCGGGAGACCTGCAAGCTCTACGAGATCAACACTGGGGCACGCATAGCGGCGTTCTTCGCCCAGGCTGGCCACGAGTCGGCGAGCTTCACCCGGACCCGCGAGAACCTGAACTACTCCGCGGAAGGGCTGCAACGCACCTGGCCGGCCCGCTTTACCAAGGCGCTGGCTGAGCAGGTCGCGCACAAGCCCGAGCACATCGCCAACATCGTCTACGGCAACCGTCTGGGCAACAAGGCCGAGGGCGACGGCTGGAAGTACATCGGTCGGGGCTGGATCCAAATCACTGGCCTGGCCAACTACGACGGCATCACCGATGCGATCCACAAGCGCATGCCGACGGTGCCGGACTTCACGATCAGCCCGGAACTATTGGAAACCGCTCGCTGGGCCGCGATCAGCGCCGGTGCGTACTGGGACGAGCACGACTTGAACGAACTTGCCGACAGGGGCCAATTCGACCGCATCACCAGCCGGATCAATGGCGGGCAGATCGGCGCCCCTGATCGCAAGGCCCGGTACTCCCGCGCCATGCGAGTCCTGGCCTCGTGACGGTGGAAATAGAGCCGCACGACGGCCGCATGCGCTTCACCCTCGGACCCATCGAGAAGGTGATCGTGGGCGCCATCGGGACGGCGCTCTCGCTGTTCTTGTGGCGCAGCTACGACTCGATCACATCGAAGCTGGATGCGGTCGTGGTGCAGCAGGCGGTAACCAATCAACGGTTGGGCGACTTGACCACCCAAATGACAGACCTCCCGTCGATCAAGCTGGAGGTCGCCAAGCATGCGGTGCTCATCGAGCAGAACTCGCAGCAGATCCAGGAGCTGCGCCAGACCAAGGGGCTGAAGTGATGACCGTCAAGCGTTTCGATTTCTCGGGCGTGATGGCTCGCCTGTCCACGGTGCTGAGCATGATCTCCAGCGGTTGCACCGCGGCGGCCCTGTACTTCATCGCTGCTCCGCCCGAGTGGCGCGGCGGCTTCCCGGCGGTGTACGGCTTCGTGCTGATGGGCCTTGGCTTGGCTGCCAACCTGCTGACCCCATTCGCCACCAGCTTCAAGCAGAAGCGCTTCATGCCCGACGACACGGACAAGGCTGGCGCGTGATCCTCGGTGTGCTCCAGCCCTACGCGCAGGGCCTGCGCATCTGTGGTCTTGCGCTGTGCGCGCTGCTGCTGGTAGCCGGCGGCTTCAAGTGCGCCAGCAGTCGCAGCGAGGCCAAGCTGGAGCGCACGCGCACCGACCTGGTCATCTGCGCAGCCGACAAGAACACCCTGGCTGATGCACTGAATGACGTCAACGCGCGGGCTGAGCAGGCCAAGCGCGACGCCGCAGCCCAAGCCGAATACGCGGTCATCGCCATCAAGCAAGCCGACAAGGATCGCGCTGCGTACGACAAGCGCGTAACCGCACTGGGCAAGGAACTGGCCGACGCGATGAAAGTTCCGTCTTGCCGCATCGAGATGGAGAAGCCGCTATGCGCGCCGTTGTACTGATCCTGCTGGCCGCGCTCGCCGGCTGCAAGTCGGCCCCGATCCTGCCGCCCAAGGTGGTGGAGGTCGTCGTGGAGAAGTTGGTCCCGGTGCCCAAGTCGCTCACCGAGCCGTGCCAGCAGCCGGCCAAGCAGGACTCGACGGTGAAAGAAGCCGTCCGTCTCGCCAACGCACGCAAGGCTGCGCTTGATGAATGCAGCGGACGCATGCAGAAAATCAGGAGCCTGACCCCATGACCGCCAAGAAATCCACCGAGAAGAAACCCGCGCCTAAGCCCCAGGACGACGACGCACCCGTCCTGTCCAAGGCCGACCTGGAAGTGATGGCCTCGCCTGAGTGGCAGGCTTTGCGTGCCGGCGCCGAAGTGGTGAGCGAGGACGAAGCATGATCACCATCCTCGTACTGTTGGCGCTGTTGTTCGCCATCCTCGCCCTGTGCAATGCGCCGGGCATCAACTGGTGCGCCTTGGGCGTGCTGTGTCTGGCGATTGCGGGGCTGGCAGGGTCGGGCTTGCTGCGCTGATGCCCGACTCCAAGTTCACCCCTGAGAACATCCGCATCATCTGCGAGCGTTTGTGGGAGGGCGAGGCGGTAAAGGCCATCGCCCAAGACATTGGCGTTCATCGTTCCACGATTTACGACTGGGCCGATGCGCACCCCGAGTTCGGAAAGAAGTTCGAACGCGCCATGAAAGGCGGCGCTCGCACGATGGTGGACGAGATCATTCCCATCATCGACAACACCGAAGAAGACGCTCAGAGCCGTAAGGTCCGTGCATGGGGCCGGCTGGAGATCGCCAAGCGCAAGGCGCCTGAATTGTTCGGCGACAAGGTCGATATGAACCATTCGGGCAGCGCCAACTTTTCACTGACTGTCAATCGCAAGCACGCCAAGCCTGCCTGATGGACATCAGCATCGACTACACCACGCCGGGCCCCGTCGGAGAGGCTTACCTGGACGACGATTCTTTCGTCTGCGGTATCCGTGGGCCCATCGGCTCTGGTAAGTCGGTGGCCTCAGTCATCAAGCTGTTGGGCATCGCCGAGATGCAACGTGTCAGCCCGGTGGATGGCAAGCGCCACTGCCGTATCGCGATCATCCGCAACACGTACCCGGAGCTGAAGACCACCACGATCAAGACCTGGCATGCCTGGATGCCGGCCGACATCGGACATTGGCGCGACGAAGGTCCGCCGACGCACACCATCACTGTCGGCGACTTCGACATCGAGGTGATGTTCGTGGCCCTCGACCGTCCGGCCGACGTGCGCAAGCTTCTGTCGCTGGAGCTCACCGCGGCCTGGATCAACGAGGCCAAGGAAATCCCCAAGGCGATCTTGGACGGCCTGACCGGCCGCGTGGGTCGCTATCCGGACGCCAAGCACGGCGGCTGCGTGTCGCCTCAGATTCTGATGGACACCAACAGCCCGGACACGGACCACTGGTGGTACACGCTGGCCGAACACGACGACAGCACGCCGGACAAAGCCGAGCTGCTGAAGTCCATCACTGATGCCGAGCAGTCGCTGCGTGAGGCCGGCATCATCACGCCGGAGCAGAAGCTTTTCAGCTTCCACCACCAGCCCGACGGGTTGAGTGCGGAGGCTGAGAACGATGAAGGTCTGGCGCAGATGCCGGGCGGGCGGATCGGGTACTACACCCGCGCCAGCGCCGGCAAGACGCAAGACTGGATCAACGTCTATGTGCATGGCAACTACGGCTATGTGCTCGACGGCAAGCCGGTGTACCCGGAGTTCAACGATCAGATCCACGTCGCCTCGGTCACCTACAACCCGCGCCTGCCCGTGTACGTGGGTGTGGATTTCGGTCTGACGCCCGCAGCCACGCTGGCGCATCGCGACATCCTGGGCCGACTGATGGTGTTCGACGAACTGGCGACCGGCGACATGGGCGCGGTCCGGTTCGGCGCGCTGCTGTCGGCCAAGCTCAACGACTACGGCATTCGCGAAGCCATCGTTACCGGTGACCCGGCCGGCGATCAGCGCGCACAGACCGACGAGACCACCCCGTTCCAGATCCTCCAAGCCGCCGGCATCGACATCAAGCCGGCGCATACCAACGACTTCATCCTGCGGCGCGAGGCGGTCGTCCGCGGCATGTCGCGTTTGGTCGACGGGCGCGCGGCCCTGGTCATCGATCCGCGCTGCAAGACGCTGCGCAAGGCGATGGCCGGCGCCTATCACTACAAGCGCGTGCAGGTCATCGGCTCGGATCGATATCAGGACAAGCCCGACAAGGGCATGTATTCGCACGTCGCCGAGTCGCTGCAGTACCTGGCGCTGGGGGCGGGCGAGGGCAAGGAAGTCGTGCGCAAGCCCTTCATCAACCGCAAGCCCCGCGCCGCCTACGCGATCACTGACTGAGGTTTCCATGCTCGCCTCCATGTTCAAACAACCGAAGCCGCCGAAGCCGCAGACGCTGCCCGAGAGCACGCCTACGCCGACCGTTGACCAGGCTGCACAGAACGCCGAAGACCAGTTGCGCATGAACCGCCGCCGTGGCCGTGGCAAGTACATGCTGACCCCGAAGGCAGGCGCCTCCGTCGCGCCGACCGTTGGCACCAAGACGCTGACGGGCCAGTAACCCATGACTTCCGAGATCTGCGCCGACATCCTTCGTGACCAGTCGGCGATGGAGTCTCAGCGCTTCAATTTCGACACCACGAACCAGCGTATCGCCGACCTGATCTGGCCGGCGTCCTCACTGTTCTTGCAGACCGACACGGTGCAGGGTCAGCGGCGCGACCAGTTCACCTTCGACAGCACCGGCTCGCTGGCGTTGGGGCGGTTCGCTGCAGCGGTGGAGTCGATACTGACGCCGCGCACGCAGCGCTGGCACACGCTGTCCGCGCACGACGACAAGCTGGACAAGATGCCGCGCGTGCGCCGGTACTGCGAGGCCTGGACCGACATCTTGTTCAAGGCTCGCTATTCGCCGCGCTCGGGTTTCACCTACGCCAGCGGCGAGACTTACATGTCGCTGGGTGCATTCGGCAACGGCTGCATCTTCCTGGATGAGCAGATCGGCCAGGACTTGCGTTACCGCTCGCTGTTCGTGGGCGAAATCTGGTTCGGCACCGACTTCAGCGGTCGCATCGATCGCGTGCACCGCAAGCTCAACCTCAATGCTCGCCAGGCGCGCGCGCAGTTCGGCAACAAGCTGAGCGAGCGCATCACCAAGGCGGCGGAGAAGACGCCCGAGCAGGAGTTCCAGTTCATCCACTGCGTGAAGCCGCGCCGCGACTATGACTCGGGGCGCAAGGACTACCGTGGCATGCCGTGGGCCTCGTACTACGTGGAGGCCACCGACAACAGCTTGGTCAGCGAGGGCGGTTATCGCACCTTGCCGTACCTACCGAGTCGCTTCACCACCGCTCCGCGCGAGGTGTACGGCCGTGGTCCGGCGTCGATGGTGCTGCCCACGCTGAACACGATCAACGAACAGGCCAAGACCTTGCTGCGCGCCGGCCAGCGTGCGGTCGATCCGCCGATCATGACGGTGGACGACGATGCGCTGGAGACCTTCAACCTGAAGTCCAGCGCGATCAACCGCGGGTTCCTCGGCCCGAACGGCGAACCATTGGCGGTGCCGTTCAATTCGGGCGCCCAAATCCCGCTGGGCATCGAGTTCGTGCAGGACAGCAGGCAGGTCATCAACGACGCATTCTTCGTGACGCTGTTCCAGATACTGGCGCAGCAGCCGCAGATGACGGCGACTGAAGCGCTGCTGCGCGCGCAAGAAAAAGGCGAACTGCTGGGCCCGAGCGTGGGCCGGCAGCAGACCGAACTGCTGGATCCGATGATCGAGCGCGAGCTGGACCTGCTGGGCCATGTGCCTGGCCTGGGGCCGGAGATGCCACCCGAGCTGATGGAAGCCGGCGGCATGCTGTCGATCAGCTACACCAGCCCACTGGATCGGATGCAGCGCGCAGGTGATGGCGCGGCGATGTTGCGCTGGCTGGAGTCCGTGATTCCCGCTGCGCAGATCAAGCCGGAAGTGCTGAACCCGGTGAACTGGGCGGCCTTCTCGCGCGAGCTGGCGGAGATCCAGGGCGTGCCCGAGAAGGTGATGCTGGATGAGGAAGCACTGGCCGCCGCCGATCAGCAGATGGCGAGCGAGCAACAGGCCGCCCAGCTCCTGGCCGCGGCTCCGGTGGCAGGCAAGACCGCGCTTGACCTGGCCAAGGCCCAGTCCTTGGCGACGGCCGCGCCGACGGCGGGCCTGCTATGACGCAGTTCGGCGCACTCAGCGACCGCGCTCGCCGCTTCCTCAACAAGCGGCTGTCCTGGCGCGACTGCTTCATGGGTCCGGACGGCGAGCTGACCGCCGCTGGCGCTGCAGTGATCCGCATGCTGGCCAAGCGCTGCGGCGCCTACAAGTCGAGTTTCAAAGTCTCGCCGGTCACCCGATCGGCAGACCCGGTGGCGATGGCTTATGCCGAAGGCCGCCGGGACGTATGGCTCTACATCCAGGCGATGTTGGAGCTACCTGATCGTGAAGTATTGAACGCAATTGAGGATGACCATGAGTGACAACAACGGGTCGGCAGCAGCCGGCAACCCGGGTGCGCAAGCGTCCGGTGGAGAGGGCGCAGCCGCTGGTGCAGGTGCGGGCGCAGGTGAAGGACAGGCAGCAGCCGGTACTGGTGCAGCCGCCAACGCGCCGTGGTACGGAAGTGTCGCCGACGCGGAACTGAAAGGCTTCGCAGAACTGAAGGGCTGGGATTCGCCCGACAAAGCCATCGAGTCGTACCGCAACCTGGAAAAGTTCCAGGGCGTGCCGGCTGATCGCCTGCTGAAGATCCCCGAAGCCGGCGACGTTGACGGCATGAAAGCCATCAACGAGAAGTTCGGCTGGGCGCCACCGGCCAAGCCGGAGGATTACGCACTGCCGGTGCCCGAGGGAATGCAGGACACCTTCGCCAAAGTGGCATCGGCCGAGTTCCACAAGCTGGGCGTGCCGAAGGACATGGCAGTCAAGATTGCCGAGTTCGCCAATGCGTTCACGCTGACGCAGATGGAAGCCGAGAACACCGCCATCAACACGCAGCACAACAGCGAGTTGGCAGCGCTGAAGACCGAATGGGGCGCGAACTTCGATCCACTTGTCGAAACCGGCAAGCGGGCAATCGCGGAATACATGCCGAAGACGGGACTCACCGACGCCGACATGGACGCCCTGCGCGACACGCTGGGCACGGCGAAGTTCAACAAGCTGTGGGCCGGCATCGGCTCGACCATGGGTGAAGCTGCCTTTGTCGATGGCGCCAGCGTCGCCGCTCCCGGACAGATGACGCCAGAAGCTGCGCTCGTACGCCGCGGTCAACTGACCAATGACGCCGAGTGGTTCAAGCGCTTCCAGGCCGGCGACATGAAAGCCGTCAACGAGTGGAACGCAGTCACCAGCGTGCTCAACCACGCGGCCGCCAACACCGGCCAAGTCCGCTAAAGCAACACCGTTTCAAAGACACGAAGCCCGGCCATGTGCCGGGCTTTTTGTTTGCCAGCCGATAACCCGAGAGGGCCGGCTGACGGCGTGAAAGAACGCCCTGTGCTGCAGAGGCATTGCAGTACGCCAAGAGGTTCCGGTCTACCGGGGAAGCCTTGAAGCGAATCGATGAACCAATCCTTTCATTCAAGAGACCACTCCCATGACCATATTCGCACCCACCTTCTACGCGCAGCAGTTCGCAAGCACTGTCGCGCTGCTGGCCCAGCAGAAAACCACCCGCTTGCAGCAGGCCGTCACGGTCGGTACTGGGCACTATGGCGAGCAAGCCAGCCCGGTCGATCAGGTCGGCCTCATCGAAGCCAACGAGAACACTGAGCGCTTCGCACCGATGCCCCGCACCGATGCTCCGACGGATCGCCGCTGGGTCCTGCCGCGCACCTGGGACATCAACCAGAACTACGACAAGAACGACCTGATCCGCCAGATCACCGATCCGCGTTCGGCACTCGCGCAGGCCGCATTGGCCGGCATGGGTCGCCGCAAGGACCTCACGATCCTGGACGGCCTGCTCAACACCAACCAGACCGGCAAGTCCGGCACCACGGCGACCAGCTTCCTGGCCACCAACGTGGTGGGCGTCAACACCGGTGGCGCCGCTTCCCGCTTGAACGTCGCGAAGATCCGTGCCGCCAAGCAGTTGCTGATGGCCAACGACGTGGACGTAATGGAGGAAGAGCTGTTCTTCGTCATCGATTCGCGCGCACACGACGCCCTGCTGGCCGAAGTGCAGATCACCAGCAAGGACTACAACGAAGCCCGCGATGGCAAGCCGGTCCTGATGGATGGCGTGATCGATCGGTTCTTCGGCTTCAAGTTCATCTGGACCGAGCGTCTGCTGGCCTACAACGGCACCGACGATGCGGCCGGCACCTCCACTCCCTGCGTGGCTTTCGCCAAGTCCGGTGCCTACCTGGGCATCTGGAAGGACGTGAACACCCGCATCGACGAGCGTACCGACCTGCGCGGCATTCCGTGGCAGCTCTACACCGACGCCACCTTCGGTGCGACCCGCATCGAGGAAAAGAAGGTCGTCAAGGTCTGGAGCCGCTGATCCAACTGATTCACCGCCCGGCCTAACCCGCCGGGCGTTCCTTTTTCAATTTTCGGAGAAACATCATGGCAGTCGTAAACCTCAAAGCCGCGCAGATCACTGCGGCGGACGCTGGCCAGTTGGTCAACGCCGCCCAGGCTGGCGGTCAAGTCGAATCCTTCGTCGGCATCACCGCGCTGGCCAACGGCGATTCCATCGCCTCCACCTACCGTCTGGCACGTATCCCTTCCAACGCCCGCATGTCGGCGCTGTCCGTGTTCTGCACGGCCATCACCAGCGGCGCGGCAGACGTGGGCCTGTACCAGACGGCAGCCAATGGCGGCGCAGTGGTCGATGCGGACTTCTTCATCGCCGCGCAGACCATCGCCGCCGCTTCCCCGGGCCTCAACGTGATCGGCGGCAACCTCCTGGCGCCGGCCAACCGCGAGAAGCGCATCTGGGAAGCTCTGGGTCTGGCCGCCGATCCGCTGCGCAACTACGACGTTGTGCTGACTCTGACTGCGGCGACCACTGCGGCAGGCACGGCCGGCATCGAAGGCACGTACACGATCTGATCCTTCCTCGCAGTGCCCTTTGAGCCCGGCTAACCCCGGGCTCTTTTTTGGAGAACGAAATGGCAGACCGTTGGTTCAACGTCCCGCTTGGCGGCGACTTGGCTGAAAACGTGACGGAAGGTGCGGCCGATACGGCACAGTTCCTCGCCGTGCGCGTGACCTACGATGCGACCGGCAACAGCAAGTTGGAGGCGGTGAAGTGCCTCGAAGCCGCGCGCATGTACATCCTGCAAGACACCTGGCCGCCGGTGTAAGGCCATGAACAGCGCAGGCGTAACGCTACTCACCAATGCCGCGGCAACCGGTACAGGCCAGTCCTGGCCCGGCGGCCGCGGCTTGTTCGTGGCCCTGGCCACCTTCGGCGGCGGATCGGTGGGGCTGGAGTTCCTCGGCCCTGATAGCACGACCTGGCTTCCCTGCCAGAGCGTGGCTGGCGCAGCCGTCACCCTGACTGCAGCAGGCAGCGTGCTGTTCGAACAGCCGCCCGGTTTGCTGCGCGCCTCGGTCGTCACCGCGACTGCCGTCTTCGCACGCGCCGACCGCATTCCGTCCTGACATGGCGAGCCAAACCGAGTGGGCCAACCGGGCGTTGATCAAGCTCGGCGGATTGCCGTGCATCAACATCACCGACAACTCCAAGCCGGCACGCACGTTGAACGGCATGTTCAACATCGTTTTGGCCGCCGAGTTGCGGGCGCGGAAATGGTCGTTCTCCATCAAGCGCGCCAATCTGGCGGCCGACGTGGCGATTCCCACTTTCGGTTACGGCGCGCAGTACACGCTGCCCACCGATTGCCTGCGCGTGCTGTCGATTTTCACCTTCGACATCGGCCCGGACCAGTCGGACTACCGCACGGGCGGCAGCAGTTCTTCGGTATTCACCATCGAGGGCCGGAAGATACTGTACGGCCGTCCATTCCCAGGCGGCCCGCCAGCAAGCGAAGAGATGCCGCTGCGGTATATCGCCAATATCGCCGATACCACACTGTGGGATCCGACATTCGGTGAAGCCTTCGCCTGCCGACTGGCGGCCGAAGCGGCTGAGACCCTGACCCAGTCCAGCGACAAGCGCCGCATGGCGTGGCAGGAATACAGCCAGGCCATAGGGGCGGCCAAGCGCGCCAACGCAATAGAGTTGCCCTCGGACTCAATCAGCGACGACACGTGGATCACGGGGCGTCTGCGTGGGTAATTCGGTCGCGCCTGCGCAAACCAGCTTCAACGCGGGCTGGTTGTCTCCGCTGTGGGGCGGGCGCATCGACATGGCCAAGTACGGCAATGGCAGCTACGGCATGGACAACTTCCTGCCTATGCCGCAGGGCCCAGCGCGGCGCCGCTCGGGCACGCGCTTCACTTCCCCCACGAAGGCGATGACTGATCGCTCCTGGATGGGGAAGTTTATCTATTCCGAAGACGACAGCTACATTATCGAAATCGGCGACGGCTACATGCGGTTCTACACCGACAACGGGCAGTTGCTGCTGAGTGGTGCGCCGACGGCATGGTCGGCCGCAACCAACTACGTGCAAGGCGATTTGGTCAGCCGGCTGGGCGTGAACTATTACTGCAAGGTGGCGCACATCAACCAGCAGCCGCCGAATGCGACGTACTGGCATCCGTTGACTGGCAACGTCTATGAGATCAGCAGCCCGTATGCCATTGGCGACCTGACCAACAGCGATGGCACATTCCGCATCGACATGGAACAGACCGGCGATGTGATCTTCATGACGCATCCCAGCTACCCACCGAAGAAACTATCTCGGCTCGGGGGCACCAACTGGACCATCACCGACTGCGCTTTTACCAATGGGCCATTCCAGGACGTGGACCCGGATCAGACCGTCACCGTGTACGCCAGCGCGGCGACGGGCGCCGGCATTACGTTGACCGCTTCCAGTTCGATCTTCACTGCCGCCAAGGTGGGCACGCTGTTCCTGCTAGAACAGAAAAAGGTCGATAGCTATAAAGTATGGGAGCCGGCCAAGGCAATCGTCGCAACGAACGAGCGCCGCAGCGATTCCAACGTGTACCGCGCGCTCAACGCTGCTACCACCGGCACGGTCAAGCCCACCCACCGAGAAGGCGCCAAGTTCGACGGCGACACAGGTGTGCAGTGGCAGTACGTGCATTCTGGATACGGCATTGCCCGTATTACCGCAGTGGCCGGCACCACTGCCACGGCGACAGTCATCAGCGAGTTGCCCAGCGATTGCGTCGGCGCTCCGAACGCCTCTACCAAGTGGGCCTTTGCTTCCTGGGACTCGGCGCTTGGCTATCCCTCCCTGGTCACCATCCACCGCGAGCGTTTGACTTTCCTGCGTGGGCAGGAGGTGTGGGGCAGCGTGACCGGCGATTTGGAGAACATGGCATCGCGCGATGGCGCCGAGACCCTTCCCGACAGCGCATACCACATCACTATCGGCAGCTCGGAGACCAACGCTGGCGTATGGATGATTCCCTCCGATGCGCTGCTGATCGGCACGCGCGGCGCGGAGTTCAGCGTCTCGGAGGTCACCAGCTCAGACGTGTTCGGTCCGGGCAATATCAAGGCGTCGCAGGAGTCTGGCTACGGATCGCGCCAGGTGCCGCCAGCCCGTATCGGCGACTCAACCATCTTCTGGCAGCCGACTGGCCGTCGTGCGCGCGACATGCGCTATTCCTTCAATGCCAACGGCTACGACGCCAACGATCTGATGGTGCTGTCCGACCACATCGCGCGCGGGCAGGTGATCCAGCACGATTTCGCACTGGAACCGCATTCGATCATGTGGGCTTGCTGCAACAACGGCGACCTGATCGCGCTGACCTACCTACTGGAACAGGATGTGTTGGGCTGGCATCCGCACACCGTTGGCGGCGGCACGGGCGAGCAGGGAATGGTCGAGTCGGTACAGGTCATTCCTTCACCGGACGGCACGCACGACCAGGTCTGGCTGCAGGTCTATCGCGTCATCAATGGCGTGCCGACTCGCTATATCGAGTATATGGAAAAAGACTGGCTGGCCGATGAGACCGACCTGTCAGAAGCGGTGTTCTCCGATTGCGCCGCCACGTTCAACGGATTTCTGCCGGGCGCCACTGGCATGATTACTGGCGGAGTGACGTGGGCGCCGGGTGAAACCGGGCAAGTCGATCTGAGCTTTACACCGGTGGCCAGCGATATCGGCGACTACCTGGTGCTGGTCGCTGCCAATGGCGAGCAGGCCATCGTGCAGGTCGATAGCGCAACCGATCCGGCCAACGTGACCTTCATCACTCGCATTCCGGTTTCGTTGCAGAACGTGCTGTCCACCAACGTGAGCTGGGCTCGCGACGACATCACCGGCCTGGGTTATCTGGAAGGCGAAGAGGTCACCATTCTGGCCGATGGCGCCGCTCACCCGCGCCGCACGGTGACTGGCGGGCAGATCACCCTGCAGAACCGTTACGTGCTGGTGCAGATCGGTCTGCCGTGCGATGCGCACATCGAAACCATGCGCATCGAAGGCGGAAGCGCAAATGGCACCTCGCAAGGAAAGATGAAGCGCGTGCACGGCGTGACCTTCCGCGTGCATGAATCGCTGGGCGGCTCCTTTGGCCCTGAGGGCGGAGTGGATGACTTCCAGTACCGCGACGACACCGATGCAATGAATCAGCCACCACCGATTCACACCGGCGATTTCTACGAAGCCTATCCGGACAGCTACAACACCGCCGCCCGTGTGCGTGTGGAATGCACGCAGCCGCTTCCATTCACGCTTGTGGCGCTGTTCCCGCGCCTGGTTGTGGAGGATCGGACGTGAACAGCTTGATGGTCAGCCTGCGCAATGAGAACGGGGGGCTCCGTGGCTTGACTGGCTCGGGTGAGCCGGGGCTCGCCACTCTGCTGGGCGGCACGTCGCCGGAACTGGGGGCTGGCGATTACACGACAACCGGCGGCCCAGGGCAGACCTCATCTGCAGCGCGACTTGCCCGCGCAGCGCGTGACGTTCGGCTGGCGGCGGTGGCTTCTGGTCGGACAGAGTTGGGCGAAGCGGGCGGGCAAGGCAGCAAGACTCCATGGGGAGGCGGGCGGAGGTGATTCACTTGGTGCCGCTGACCGAACAGCATGTTCGCGATCTGACGCCGCAGGCTGAGCAGTCGTTCGAATCGATGGAAGATCGCATTGAGTTCGCGATGGAGTACGCCGCCGCAGGCCCAGCCTACGCCGTGCTGGCGCCCTCTGGCGTGATCGGACTCGGCGGCACCGCGCAGGTATGGCCAGGCCGCGGGATTGCCTGGTCGCTGGTGTCCGACAACGCTGGCCCGTACATGGTCGCGCTCACGCGCGCGGTGCGGCGGGTGCTGGATGCCTCCGGGTGCAAGCGCCTGGAGATGTGCGTGGATGCCGAACACCCGGCCGCGATCCGCTGGGCCGAACTACTGGGCTTTGAACGAGAAACCCCGAAACCGATGCGGGCATTTACGCCGGCCGGTCGCGCTGCTTATCTGTACGGGAGAGTTAGGGAATGAGCATCACCGGGGCCATCGGCGCGCTGGTACAGGGCCGCCAGGAACGCAACGCCATCGATGTGCAGCGCGACATTGAGCAATTCAACATCAAGGTCGAAAAACAGAATGCCGAACTGGTAGCGCAGCAGACCAGCGCGCGCGAAGAACAGCAGCGCCGAGAGTCTCGCCAACTCCTGGGCACCCAGCGAGCAGCCATCGGCCAGGCGGGCGTTGGCTATGGAGGCAGCAGTGCCGACATCATCCGCCAGTCCACCACCAGCGCCGAGTTGGACTCGCTCAACGTGCGCTATGCCGGGGACCTGGAGCGCTACGGCATCTTGAACAGCATCGCCATGCGCGAGTTCAACGACGCCAACCTGAAGCATGCCGGCAAGGTCGCCATGCGCATGCGCTGGGTCAATGCGGCCTCAGCGTTCTTCGGTGGTGGCAATATCGGAAAGTCGTCCAACCCGCAAGCGTTGCCCGGCTCGGGCTCATACGGCCAGAGCGGCTTCACCACCACGCACGGCTGGGCCAGTTCGGGCATGGGCGCTTACGGCGGCATGGGCGGTGGCGGGCAGTATGGTGCCTTCACGCCCACCACGAACGTCAAGGGCTCCAATACCGCAGCATGGACCGGCGGTAGTTCGTTCGGCGCCTGGGGCCAAGGGTGGGGTGGCTGATGGCCGCTGTTCGCATTCCCCAGTATCAGCAGCAGGTCGCAACGCCTGGTGGCGAGATTGCCGGCGCGCAGGGTCGCGGCATCAGTCCGTTCAATATCGAGACCGGCGGCTTCCAGCGCTTCGAACAAGACCTGAAGCGCGCGCGCGAAGAAACCGACATCAACAACGCCAACGCGGAGATTTCCGCCGAGGAGCCGCGCGCGCAACTGGCCCTGGCGACAAAGTTCAACGATGTAACCACGGCATGGACTCCGGACCAGAAGCCGGTGCCCGAGCAGATGTTCGAGTTCATCGACCAGTATCGCGCTGAGGCCGAGACACGCATCACCAATCCGCGCGCCAAGCAGTTGATGGCCGAGCGGGCGAACAAGTTCAAGACGCAATATGGCCTGGAGGGGTTCGCGTTCCAGCAGAAGGCCGAGGTAGACCTTCGCGTCGGCACCTACGAATCCACCTACCAGAACATCGCCGACCTGAGCAGCACCAATCCGTCTCTGTTTGCCGGTGAACTGGCGCGCGCCAATGCGGTAGTCATGCAGGACAGCCAGATTCCGGCGCGCATGAAAGACGAGTTCATCCGCAAGCAGTCGCAGGCCGCGGCGATGAAGGTGGCCAAGGCGCAGTCTGAGCTGAACCCGCACGAGACATTCGCCTTGGCCAACGCACTGCTGGGCGTGTCCGAGCCGGTGCTGAAGATGCCGGCCGGCACCGCTTCGGACCTCTACGCCGACATCGCGCGCGTGGAGTCGGGCGGCCGCCTGTACGACGACGCCGGCAAGATCCTACGTGGCCCGGCTATCACCAAGGCGGACGGCTCCACCGAGTTCGCCTATGGCCGGTATCAGCTCCTGGAGGGCAGCGCTAAGAAGGTGGCTGGCGACCTGGGCATGGACTGGAAACCCGACGTGTTCTTCCGCGAGCGCACCGGCAATCCGCAACTGGATGCCGAGACCGATCAGTACCACGAGGCGCTGGGCCGTGGGTATATCGACGAGCAGCAGCAGTCCTTCGGCGGCAATCCGATCCTGGTGGCGGCCGCGCACAACATGGGTGCCGGCGCCACCAAGGGCTGGGCCATGGGCGTGCCATACCAGACCCAGTCGGGCAAGTGGTGGTATCCCAAGCAGCCGATGGACATGGCGGCAATGCCGACCGAAACCCGCAAGTACATCGAGAAGCTGGGGCCGGTCAGCGAACGCAAGCTGGACACCGTCGTCAACACCGCTGCCGAGGACGCAACCGCCTTCCGTCTGCTATCCACCGAAGACCTGATCGCCGTCCGCGGTGCGGCGCAATCGAACCTGGCCGAGCTGCAGCGCCAGCGCGATGCCGCCAACGCGATCAACAAAGACCTGTTCAAATCGCGGATCACCGACATCGAAGTGGCGGCCAAGAATGGCGACGCCGTGCAGATCCCGCCGGATGACGAACTGCTGACGTATCTGGGCCCAGCGCAGGCCGCGCTCACCAAGCAACGGCTGATGGGCTATCAGTCGATGGCCGGTGCCTTGAAGCGCCTTCCAGGGCTTTCCAATGCCGAGCTGCAAGCCACGGCCGACATGCCCGATCCGGCCGGCGCCGACGACCGCGAGAACCGTCAGTTCATCCGCGACACCGTCGCCAAGCAGGCCACGACGATCCTGGCTGAGCGAAAAGCCGACCCAGGCAAGGCGTCGATGTCCAGCGAGATGGTGCAGACCGCCTATTCCGGGTACGTGTCTGCCAGCCAGGCGGTGCAGCAGGCCGGCAAGCAGGTCACGCCCGAGCAGCTCGATCAGCTCAACACCGCCAAGTCCAATTTCTTCAAGGCGTCCTTCGCCCAGCAGCGGCAGTGGGGCATCGCCGAGCCGAAGCTGCCGGCGGCCGTGGTCGAAGATATCGCCACCGGCTTCCGCACGCAGTTCGCCGGTGGTGATGTGACCAGCGCCACGATGCGCATGCAGAATCTGCCGCGCGAGCTGGGGTCTTTCGATGCCATCCAGCAGGTCGGCAACAAGACGGGCGACCTGGGGTGGTTCGCAATGGAAGGCGTTCCGCCGGAAACCATGACTCTGCTGCACGCTGCCACGATCCAGAAGCCGGACGAAATGGCCAAGCTGTTGCCCGATGGCGTCAAGAAGACCGACGTGGAGAAGGCGGTGGCGGTTGCGTTCGCGCCACTGACTCAGACTTTCAGCGTTCCGGACATTGATGGCGCTGGCGATGCGGTGACGGCCGGCCGATATCTCAATGGCGGTAAGGCATTGGCGACGCAGTACCTGGTCAGTGGCCAGGCATCAAGCGCCAAGGAAGCTGCGACCATGGCCTATCAGGCGCTTTATGCGGAACGCGAGGCGGTAGTCGATGGCTATCGCGTGCCGCGCAACTTCGAGCCCGCCAAGGTGCAGGAAGGGTTGCGCCGTCGCCTGCAGAACTTGCCGCCCGCCGCCATGTATTTGCGCGCTCCAGCGCCAGGCCTGACCGAGGGCGAGAGCCGAACCAACATCTTGCGCAACGTGCAGAAGAATGGCCGCTGGGTGACCAACGAGACCGGCGATGGTGTGTACCTCATGGTAGCCGGCCGCCCCGCGCTGGACGCGGCTGGCAAACCTATTTGGGCGGCGTTTTCCAACGTGGTCACCGAACCGGAGCCCACCGCTGATCGTGCGCGCGCCGAGACTGCGGCCAACCGTTTCCGCTACGGGAGGCAGTGATGCCGGTCCTGGCCCGCCCTCCTGCGCAAGTCCAACCCGAACAGCTTGAAGGGCAATCCTCCTGGTCCGATGCCTACCGCTCTGCCTTTCAGGAAACGCTGAAGACTGGGCCGCTGGCGTCAATCGACACCGCCTTGGACATCAGTGCGGCCGAGGGCGGCATCGCCTCCTATGGCGACGAAACCAGCCTGACGCGCCAGCGAAAGCTTTCGCCGATGGTATCTCTGGCCGATGCCAAGCAGCAGGTAAAGGACGCTGGCCTGGAGGGTCAAGTGCCGTTGGGCTATCCGCAGGGTCTGCGCCAGGAAACCCTGTCGCTGCTGATCGGCATGAACAAGGACAAGGTCCGCCGACAGACCATCTCATCCCAGTACGACGGCTGGACGCCGCAGGTCGCCGGCATGGTTGCAGGCTCCATTGTGGATCCAGCCAATGTCGCGTTGTCCGCCATCCCGATTGTGGGTGAAGCAAGGTATGCCCAACTGCTGAAGGGCGCCAGCGGCACCTTCGGTCGTTTCGCAGTGCGCGCGCGAGTCGGTGCGCTTGAAGGCATTGTAGGTGCAGCCATTGCTGAGCCCCTGATTTACGCGGGGCAGCAGCAGTGGCGCAACGACTATGACGCCTACGACTCCATGCTCAACATCGCCGGAGGTGCGGCATTCGGTGCGCTGTTGCATGGCGGCGCCGGCCTGGTGTCGGATCGCTTCGGGGTACGCGCGGGCGAGGCACACATCGAAGCGCAGGCCGACGAACTGCGCCAGGCATTGACACCGCAAATCGAACGCCCTGCCGCCGACTGGAGGCGCCCGCTGGACGCCGACCGCGCAACCTTGGAGGCGCGATTGGCTGAAGGCGTGCCGGCAACGCGTGCCGAAGCCATGCCGCGCGCCTTCGATTCGCTGCGTCAGGACATCGAGGCCGACCTGACTGCGCGTGCGGGCAATGTCCCCGAGCCCAATGTAGTGGCCGCCGCCAAGGCGGACCTGACCGCCGTCACCCGCGAACTGGATTCACTGGAAGTCCAGCGCCGCGAGATCATCAAACAGCGCAACGAGCAGCCCGGCGTGACCCGCAAGCAGGCCGAAAGCTTGGCTGATGCGCAAATCGCCGAGCGCCGCGCGGACCTGGAGGGCCGCAAGAGTCGTGCTGAATCTCAAATTGCCGGCAACAAGGATGCCGTCGACGCAGTCGCCGAACTGTCGGCCCTGCAGAAATCCGGCGCGGTGCCAGAGTCTTGGCGCGCGCGCTTGGAGTCCGAGGCCGACCGCCTGATAAAGCCGGCCAGCCTTGCTGACGGCGACGTGTTCGCCGAGGTACGTCCGCTGATCGCAGCACTGGATCAGGCCACGCAGGCCGGCTCACTGCGCATGGCTATCGGTCAGGCGCTGCAGGGCCAAAAGATCGATGTGACTCCGGCAATGCTGGGAGATCCGATGTTTCGCGCCAACCCGGACGCTTACAAGGCCGCCCGCGAAGGAGCGGCCGCTAATGCCAGCAGTGTGGAGGGGGCCGACCTGCGCGCCTCGCAAGCGGCTACCGAAAAGCTCCAGGGAGTGAAGGAAGAGGTAAGCCTGGAAGATGCGCGAGCACTGCTGGCCGATGAGGAGGCGATCTACCGCGAAGCGGGGGGCGACATGGATGCGCTGGACATTGACGTTCCGGAGGGAGACTTGACCATTGGTGCAGGCAAGGGCTTCGGCCTGTGCCGGCTTAGGAGCGATGCGTGAGCGTCTGTAAGGGAATCGTGGAGGAGGCCATCGGCCGCGGTATTACCGACGCCGACTTCGACAAGTTGGGCAAGAGTTTCGATGCGCGAGTGGATGCACTGCGCGCTGAGAACCCAGGACTTGGGTACAACGATGCGGTTTCGCGCGCCAGCAAGGAATACATAGAGGCGGGCGAACTGAAGAACATCATCCAGAAGCGCAATGCCCTGAAGAACGCGGCGCGCAAGTTGGAAGGCTTCGACTACCTGTCTAAGACCTGGGCCGACGATCCCGGCACCGGCCTGAAAGCGCTACTGGTGGGCGTGCAGTCCGAGAAGCGCGGCTCGCGCTCCAGTATCGGCAACGACCAAGATGCGATCACGGAACAGTACACCGGTGGCCTGATCGCCGATGTGTCCAAGACCGAGGGCGGACTGGACATGCTGGTCTCGGGGGACATAGACGACGACTTGGCGCGCGTGCTGTGGGAGATGAGCAGCGACGGCGACGTGTCCGGCTTCAGCAAGGCCGCGCAGGATATCGGCGGCGCGATTCGGAAGTGGCAGGAATACGCGCGCGTGCAGGCCAACGAGGCCGGCGCCTGGATCGGCAAGGCCAAGGGCTATATCACCAGCACCTTCCACGACACCACGCGCATCGCCAAAAACATGGACGGCTGGATGGAATCGGCCACCGCCAACTTCGACCTGGCCCGCATGGCCTCGGAGATGGAGGTGGATATCAGCGAAATGCCCGACATCCTCGCAGGCATCTGGCGCAACTTCGCCGACGGCGTGCACCTGAAGCTGCCGCAGCCGGGTAAGACTGTGGCCAAAGGCGTGAAAGGGATCGGCCGCAAGCTCTCGCACGACCGCGTCATCCACTTCAAGGATGCCGATGCGTGGACTCGCTATAACACCGACTTTGGTGCCGGCAATATGCGCGAGGCGGTGATGTATGGGCTGCGCCGGCAAGGCCAGGCCACGGCTATGATGAACACGCTGGGTCCGAGCTACGAAGCCACATTCGACGGCATCGTGGAGGACACGCTACGAGCGATGAAAGACCGGCGCGAAGACCCGTCCAAGATAGCGAAATTCGCTGGCGACGCGCGATCCCACAAACGCCTGTACCTCTCCCACCTGGACGGCAGCCTGGATATCCCGGGTAACGACGCGTTCGCCACGGCAGCCGGCAACATTCGCGCAGTGCAGGGCATGGCCTCGCTCGGTGGCATGACGCTGTCGTCTGTCTCGGATACCGCCACCATCGCGCTGGGCGCCAAGTACAACGGTCTGAATGGCCTGGAGATGATCGGCAAGGGCATCGGCAACCTGTTCGGAAGCGTGCCTGGTCCGGAGAAACTGGAGCTGTATGCCGATCTGGGCATGGCATTGACCTCGCTGTCGGGCAAGCTGGCCCATGGCCGCTTCACACCAGGGGATGATGCGCGCGGGATGCTCGGTGCGATCCAGCAGAAATTCTTCACCCTGACTCTGCAGAACCGGTGGACCGATTCGTTCCGCGAGTCGATTGCCGAGGCCATGTCGGCCAACCTGGCGCGCCGCGCAGGCGATGCGTTCGACAAACTGCCAGACCGCCTGCAAACCACGATGGGCCTGTACGGCATCGATGCGGACAAGTGGGACATCTTCCGCCAGGTGCCGGTCGATGAGATCGAAGGCACTCGCTTCATTTCGCCGAAGATGATGGAGGAATTGCCGGACGCGCCGTTCGAGGGATACCTGACCGCGCGTGACCTGAAGCCCACGCCCGCACGTATCCGCGACCTGCGCGGCGAGATGCAGCGTCAGTTCCGCGCCTACTTCAGCGATCAGAACCAGTACATGCTGCTGACGCCAGATGCCGGCACGCTGGGCATGATGAAGCAGGGCACCCAGAAGGGAACCGGCATCGGCGAGGCGGTGCGTTTCATCATGCAGTTCAAGTCTTTCCCGCTGGCCTTTACCCAGAAGATCATCGGCCGTGAGCTGAAGCAGGGAGGCATCGTCGGTGTGTCGCAGATGATCGCCCTGACGATGGTCGCCGGCTACGCTTCCAGCGTGCTGAAGGATCTTGCCAAGGGCAAGGTGCCGCGCGATCCGACCGACTGGCGCACGGCCGTGGCAGCACTCCAGCAAGGCGGTGGACTGGGCCTGTACGGCGACGTGCTGTTCTCGCAAATCCTCGACCGCCGCTTCGGTGACGCCGCGGCCCAACTGCTGGGTCCGACGTTCTCCGACATCTTCGGCAGTCAAGGGCTGGCGGGCCTGACCGCGCGCGCTGCGCAAGGGGAGGACTTCGGCCCGGCGGCGCTGCGCTTCGTGCAGGGCAATACGCCGTTCCTCAATCTGTTCTACACAAAGATGGCGATGGACTATCTGGTCTTCTACCGAATCCAGGAATGGATGAACCCCGGCAGCCTTTCGCGCATGGAAGCGGAGATGCAGGAACGTACTGGGCAACAGTACATCGCGCCGCCTTCGCAAACCGTCAACTGACTCCCACCATCCCCTAACCCAACAGCCCCGCCAAGTGCGGGGCTTTTTTTTGGAGCGTCGTAATGACCGTTTCAAGCAGCACCGCGCGCGCAGATTACAACGGCAACAGTGTCACCGTGGACTTTGCCGTCCCCTTTCGGTTCCTACTCGATACCGACCTACAGGTATTGCGCACGCAGGCAGGCGTCTCCACTACCTTGACCCTCAATAGCTTGGGCGCTGATGGCTATTTCGTCACTGGCGCTGGCCAACCTAGTGGTGGGAATGTCAGGACTGTATCCGCTCCTACCGGAGCGCCGCTGCAGAAGATCACCATTCTGCGCAGTGTAGATCGCACCCAGCTAACCGACTACATCCCCAACGATGCGTTCCCGGCCGAGTCGCACGAGCGCGCGCTGGATAAGCTGACGATGATCGTCCAGGAACAGGACGAAATACTGACCCGCGCGCTGACGCTACCAGCGGGACTGCCTGGCCTAAGCGTCTCGCTCCCGGTGCCGGAATCCCTGGAAGGGTTGCGCTGGAATGCGTCGGCCACCGGTCTGGAAAACTTCGTCATCTCACCGTTCTCAGCGCCCTCTGGTGCTGCGAATGTGGGATTTCAGCCGCCTGATGTTCTGAGCACGGCGATGACCGTGGCCGAAGGTCTGAGCAATGGCGTGTCGGTGGCCTGGTATGCCACCACTGCGCAGCTCGCCATCGACGCCACGGCTGCCACGCAGGCGGCTATCGCCTACGCCTACTTGTCCGGTCGAAACGCGGTCTACTTTCCCGGAGGCAAGACCTACCGCTTCGCCGCAGCGTCCGCATCGATTGATCCGGGCGTCGGCCCTATTGCCTTCTACGGCGATGGCCCGTCCTCACTGCTGATTTTCGAGGAGGGCACCAGCACTGACGCCAACGTTGAGAACCGAAAGAACCTTTTCAAATCGATCAGCATCGTAGCTAAGGGCGCAATCGAGTTCCGCAATCTCTGGCTGCAGGGCACCTGGTCGCAGGCCGGCTATCCGAGCGGCCAAGGTGGCGCCCCTTTCATGCTCTACAACTACGACGAAGTTGTCATCACTGGCTGCCGAGTCACCAACATGCGCAGCTACGTGATGGTGAACGAGTTCTGCAAGAACGCCCGCGTTATTGGCAATACTTTCGACAAGAACGCCCGCGACAACTGCCGCTTCCGCTCGACCTTCAATGTGCAGGTGATCGGCAACCGGTTCAGCCATTGCGATGATGACGCCGTGGCGCTGCACTGCAATATCACAGTGACCGGCGGTGATATTCGCGAAGGTCTATTGATCGCCGACAACCTGTTCGAGGACTGTGCCGGCATCCAGATCATTGGAGGCCGAATGGTCAACGTACGCGGGAATATCCTGCGACGCTGCAAGCAGAATGGCATTCTGATCTATACCGCTCCCGGGGTTGCCAGTGAAGGCGACAACAGCATTTTCAACATTGCCGTCACCGATAACCATATCTTCGACATGCTCAACGACTCGCCATTTGTGGCGGCAGTTTCTCAGTGCATTGGTGTGTATGCGCGATCAGCAGAAGGTGGAAGTTCAACCGGGGGCATCATCCCAGGCCAGAACAATGTGGCCACCGGTGTATTCCCGCTGCCATGGAACAGCCGCAATGGCGCTTACACGGGGGCCGTGGACAGCGTGCCGCCGCCGTTCTTCGTTCGCGTCCAGAACAACATCATCGCCCGTACCCTACCGGCGGTGGCGACGTACTCGGTGTGGGGCTATGGCAGCTGCTATGCCGGCGACGGTCCGCAGAACCCAGCGGTGATCGACACCTCCTTGCGCCCGGGCACTGGCATCCTCTTGGGTGGTCAGGTGCGCAAGGCCATCGTGTCAGGGAACGTGGTGTCCCATGTCGGGACCTGCATCGGATTTGACGCCGAGGCCGGAAGCAACTTCGGGCTGGACGACATACTGGTTTCCAATAATTCGCTGAGCGACTTCAATGCCGCTGCCGTGAACATCCCGAATCCTGGCGCGGCGCGGCACATCAACCTTGATATTCGGCACAACCTGATGGATGGCGACCCCTACCACATCAGCGCTAACCGCGGGACGCTCGGAACCTGGCTGGCCGATACGGTGCCTTCGGTGATCAACTGCACTTCGCACCAAGGCGTGCGACTGGAGCAAAACAAGATCCGCAACGTGGCCCGCGTGGTCAACAACGGCGGCGGCGGACTGATCGCGCTGAAGGACAATGTCCTGCGCTGCGACCCGAGCGTTACCGGGTTCAGCACCGCCAACAAGGGTATCGGTAATCCGCCCCGGGCCGACGATGCGTTCCGGTACGAGATCGTGGACAGCGACCCGACCAGTGCGACCTACGGCAACCTGACCAGCGCAATCCTCCCGTTTGCTGGCTCGATCCCGACCACAGGCAAATACGTAGCCGGCACATTCGTCCGCGCGGCCTCAGGGACTGCGCTATTCGGCTGGCAGCGGTTGACGACGGGGACGGCGCATACGGCCGGGGTTGACTGGAAGACCGTGGTTTTGACCTAAGACTTCGTAATCCGGTCGATGGAGTTGAGGAGCTGATCGCGCTTGGCCTCAAGTTCCTTGCGGCGCTCCGGCGTGGCCTCGCCTGACTCGAGCTCCTGCCAGGTCTGGTAGAGCTGGGCGGTCAGGTCTTCGTAGTACACCTTTTCGTTCAACTGCGCTGCCATGTGTGCCGCTCCTTGGGTTGGGGTTGAAAGGGTACGCCCGGGGCTGGGGGCGCGCCATAGACCCGGGTTACAATTGCCGTGCCGATCACAGTCTGAGCACAGAAAAAAGCACAGTGACCCGGCAAACCCTTGTGGCCCCGTAGCTCAGCTGGATAGAGCGGTCCCCTCCTAAGGGAATCAGCTCTGAAAACAGCCCACACAGGCCTTATGTTTCAAGGGGTACGGCGGACAGGATGGGCCAGTTTTGGTCAGCTTCGGCCCCAGCCTAAGCACAGTTAGCACACTACTTCCTACGGGACCAAGATCCGATCTTGGAGACTGCCGCTTTGCCAGCCCCGGGTGCATGGTGAGCGTACTGCTCTGTTACTGTGATGCTGGAATGTCCGGCCAGATCCTTGACTGCATGCAGGCTCACCCCGGACTGTACCAGCGAAGTGCAGAACGTATGGCGTAGCCAGTGTATCGAGCCGGTCAGCCCTGCGTCTCTCGCTTCCTTGATCGACCAATGTGTCAGCGTGTCCGCCTCCGCATCCACCAGTCGATCCTTCCCGAGCGCCTTCAGTGCGCCCTTGGCAGCCGCGTTCAGCGGGATAGCCCGCCACCTGAGATTCTTGGTGCGCCCGCTGGCCTCGCTCTCCACGTAGATCATCCCATCCCGAACGTCCGACCGGCGAGCTTTCACCACCTCACCACGGCGCAGGCCCGTATTGGCCAGGAACACCCACAGATCGCCATGCACAGCCTTTGCCAGCTTGCGCATCTGTGACGGTCGGTAGTAGGGCGGGGCGCGGCTGGTGACCGACTTAGGAATGGCTACGCCCAGCATGGGGCTCCGGCTGATCCTGCGCTGCTTTAGGGCCCGGTTGAACGCGGCGCGCGCTAGCTTCAGCGCTTTCTCTGCTTGGCCCTTCTGGGCCTGCTTGGACGCCCACACTTCGACGGCAGCCGGGTTCAAGTCCTCGGCGCCGCTGCTGTCGAACTCATCGCGGAACCTACGTAGACCGCTGGTGGCCTGCCGGTGCGTGCTGGGCCGGGCCGTCAGATACCAGTCCATGTACTCGGTCAGCACGTCGCTGACGGTGACGCCACGGGTAACGGTGATCAGCCCCCGGAGTTCTGCCTCTTTCTCGACACGAAAGGCCTCAGCCTGACGCTTTTCAATCGGGCCGAGGGATCGCCTGACTTGCTGGCCGTCTTCCCGCCAGTTGAGATACCACCGGCCTCCTCTTTCGTAGATCGTTGCCAAGCGCGGCCAGCCAGTGCCAAATCCAAGGATTGGCGACTGTAAACCTTCCGGCCGCCCGAGTCGTTAGCCGGGAGAGCCATGCGCCGGAATGACCGCATGCTGCAGCGACAGTATTCGGCCGCCTCGGGTTCTAGGAGCCAGTCGGAACTGGTGATCACAGCCTCTCTCCTCGGCATTGCATTAGTTGGAACAGGCTGGCTGCGCTCTTGGTTGGCGCAGCCTCCTCGTGGGGCTTTCGGTAGGACCGGATATAGCCATGGCAGACCGGGCAGTGCCATATCGTCTTGCTGACCTTTTGCCAGTTGTGCGCGCGCCAGAACTTCACGTCAGGCGACACGCGGCGGACAGCACAGTCCTTGGCAAAACTCGGCCACTGATGAACGGACCAAACGCGGGCAGAACTACGGCGTGGGCGATGCCCGTCATCGAACAAAAGATCAACTATCAACGCCTCTCCCCATGCGCGATGGGGAATCAAAGTGCGGACCGTGAAGCTGCACCCGCCGCCGAACTTCGGATGATGGATAACATCACCCGGTTGCGGATTGGTACGAACGTCACGGACCTGGCCCATCACCCCGCCTCCCGGCCTGGGAAAACGAGGAGCAAACAATCAACGGGGCTGTTATGCCCTGGGCCGTCATGAGTCGGGAGTTCGAACTTTGGACGGCCCTTAAAGAATCTCGGCTTCGCACCCAGTTCGATTGCACGATGGAACCACACAACATTGGTTCGTGCTGGCACAAGGAAGACAGCCAGATCCGCCGCCGGGGCTTGCTCAATGAAGGGCCGAATGTTCGACCACGGCGGATTACAAAATACACGCTGGCCTTCCCAGCTAATCGGGGTGACAGCCGTTGATGCGTTTGGAAGTAGCCCGTTACCCGGCTCGCTCGCACCATCCAATGTGAACTGAAACTCATCATCCAGTTGGTCGAATAGGTAGCGCGGCGTGCGCCAGTTCTGGTGACGACCTTTGCCGTACCAATCGATGTAGGCGGGGACGGCGCTCATAACTCCCCACCCCTCGCCCCGGCCCCGTGGAGGGCGGCTGGTAACGGCGGCAGTGGTTGCCACTTGATGGCTGTTCCGGTCTGCATTATGTCGCTGTGGAAGATTCGGCCTGAGCAGTGCGTCACCTTGACTACGTATCGCTTCCCATAGTCGGCGTGCGACGGGTTGGCGACGGCCATGCCGTAGTCGTGAACAACGACAACTAATTGCCCATCTTCGGGAAGCCGATCCTTCACGCTAACCCACTCCCCCACCTCACCGCCCCCAGCGCGGGAAGGGGTGGCTGCGTTAAGTACGCCGGCAAGCCAAGCTGCGTAATCCTTGCGGTGGTAGTCGTCGATGAAGTCACCGTCAATGACCAGTCGCGCGTCCACGGTGAAGTCGTTGCTGTGTAGCGCCTTGCCATCCTCCGCGACTTTCCATGGTCCTTTGTCTGCAATAGTTGGCTGCACCAGCGGCGTGGTCATTCGGATTTCTCCTTCGCGATAACGTGGTCTATCCATTCCTGAGTCGGCTTGTGCCTACGATCATCAGCCTCCCAGCGGTTGACGTAGCTACCGTCCTTCATTTTCTTCACGGACCAGCCGTCGTAGATTCCGCGAATCTCGATAAGGCACTCAACGTCGTCCATCACTCACCCTCCGCCGAACCGGGCGCGGCTGCGATCAATCTGGCTGCGGCGTCTGCGTCGATCACGCGCACCGTTTCCGAACACTCGTCGCAGCCCAGCACGAACGAACAGCTCACGTCGTGCATACGCAGCCGACCATCGACCACGCCGGAATTGTTCAGTAGGTGAGGTGCCCAACTCAGTTCGGAGCTATCGCAGTTCGGACACTTGGGCTTAGCCACCACCATGCCATCGGGGATTGCGGTGGGTGGGGCGGTGTAGAGTTTCGTGCCAACCGGCATGTAGGTCAGCGCTGCAATCACGGTCCCGATGCCGTCCTTTATTTCATAGTTGGTGACGACTTCCGCAACAGCATCAATCTGGCGCTGGCTGGTGAGGGCGGCTTCTGCAAGAAATCCGTATGTGGCGGTTAGCTCGTTTACGCGCTGGTTGAGCAGCCTGACTTGATTTGCAAATAGCGGAACTACGGCATCGAGCAACACTCCTGCGCCCTTGCACCCATCGTGCCCCATAGGTTGGTCGGGATGCTCTTCGCAGAACCACGGAGTTCCTACCAATCGCAGATAGGTGGCAGCGCGCCGCACCATCTTGACGGCGTTATCCAAACCGCCCGCAAGCTGCATGGGCACGATGTACGACTCTATACAGTCAGCGAGACTGCTTGCGTCATCCCCATCAGTGGCGACAGGGTCCGTGGTGGTGGCAGCCATTGGGCAATAGCAGCGGCCGCGCCACTCTCCATTCGGCCCATGTACGTCGCCGGTGTCATCGCAACTCGGGCAACGCGACACCCCTTCCCCCTGCGATCCGGCAAGGGCGGCTATCGCGGCGTTAATTGCGTCGCGCTCGTCGCAAGGCGCAGGTATGCCAGCGAAAACGGAACCGACCGCTTTCAGGGTTTTGATGTGCTTTGCGGCATCCCCCTTCCCGGCCTGGATGGCGCGGGCGGTTTCGTAGGCGTCAATCGCAGCTTCCAGTGCGCGCGTATTGACGCCGGACGGACACACGCTTTCGTAGGCAATGCGCGCTGCACGGAACGCATCACCCGCCGGCTGCGGGGTGGTGGGCGCGGGCTGGGCTGGTGGGGTGGATTTGCGGTTCCAGTCGGTGTTCTCGATTTCGATATGCCAGCCGTTTGGTGCGTCCTTCGGCTTGCCGGGTGCCCACCTGGTTGCCATGTCCTCAGTGTTGGATCGCCAGCGCCACTTCGCACCCACATCCTCCCCGCCCTGTGCTTCGCGGGCGCTGGCTGGGGTGCGGGTGTTCCATGCTTTGCGTGCACCGTCAGCACCCCAGCCGAGTGCCTGCCATCCGCAGTTCTCGTTCGTGCAATTGACAACGAACAGTTGACGGCCAGTATCAGGAAGGCCACGCGGATACGGGCATTCATCCTGATCAACTACAGCGCCGCAAATACACGGCAGGAACGGGGCAATCGCATCACTCGCCACGTCCTGCTTGGTCGGGGGGTTGGTCATGTTCATAGCAGTCCCATGAAATAAAGTGCGGCAGCAACGGCAAGCAACACCAATGCCGCCCCAGCGAGTACGCCGATTAAAAAGTAGGTGATCATTTCCCATCCCCAGTGTTGTGTTCCCCATCGCCAGCCAGCAGGGCGCGGAGGCGGTCTATGAAGGTAACCAGCGCCAGTCCGATTGCATGATCCATCTGGTGTGCGTCATCAGTGATCGCCGCAGCTTCCTCCGCCAACTCATCCGCCAACGCCCTAACCCCAGCAGCCAGCGCAGCACGCTCGGACTCGGCGGCGGTTAGGAGGGATTCGGGTACAAGTGGAGTGACCGAGGCTTGCTTGCGAACAATCCACGGCTCAATGAACGGAACGCAGCTCAGTGCGTGATACGTTTCGCCGTCATGCTCAAAAACGTACATCCAACTGACAACCCTCCCGCCAGCGGGCGAGGTCATGGCCTGTCTCCGGATCGCGTCTGTGCTGCACGCCAGCGGGCGCGCTCGTACTCCCCGTCATCACTTTTAGTTGCCGGATAAACGAGCTGCTTGCAACCAGGGCATCGCGCCGAGTCTTTGCCAATTGCAACCTCGCAGCAAGTTGTGAAAAACGTGCTGTTGTACGGGCTTGAAAAATAAACGCTGCTCATCTCAATCTCCAATTATCTCGGCGGGGGTGTTGAGCCATCGGCCGTACTGGTCGCCCAGTACGGCAGCGATGCCAGGGTATGTCGCGGATCGTTCCAGCCAGCGGTTGTCGCCTGGCGTTAGCTTGTTCTGGCCGCTGTCGGTTTGGTTTTCCCAGCGTGGCAAATACTTCTGGCTTCCGCAGGTGTCGCATTCGGCCCAGCCATAAGGGAATACGTGACCGTTGCTGCACACAAGGCGGGGCTTCACATAGCTGCCCAATTCCAGCTTTGGCG